ACCTTTTGTAAGTATCTAGCAATTAAGTATAATGGGCTATTACTTTGTGGTAGTTCAAAAGATATGAAAAATAGTCTTGTGGAATACCATGAAAATACAAAAAGATGGCCACGGTTGATTATGATAGACCTTCCTAGGGTGTTTGATAACGATTATTTGAGTTATTCAGGGATAGAAGAGATAAAAAATGGTCATTTTAATTCTCCTAAATATAAAGGTATGACGGCTCTATTTAATTCACCTCACATACTGGTGTTTAGCAATGAATTACCAAACACCATGAACTTATCTTTAGACCGCTGGTGCATATATAACGTAGGGAATAATCGAAAGGGTGAGGCACGTTCGCTTCGCTCTCGTTCACCTCTAGCTTCGAAGGCATCATACGTATGAAACATAAACAACCCCTCCAAGTTTCGTGCCACGGAAATATTTAAAATTTAATTAAATTTTAAAGATTTCTTATCACGAGGCGTAAACGCCCCGATGAGTTTCGTGCCGAAACGGAAATCTTTAAAATTAAATTAAATTTTAAATATTTCCTATTTCAGCTACCCTCTATGCATCATCAAACCATAAGTTAGCCCTTGCGGTTACCGTTATGTCTTGATTGGTGTAGTCTGGATCAGAGTTGGACACGTGTTGATAACCTATTACGCAGAAAGGTGCAAAATTAGATGGATAATAGACAGTGCGGGGAGTGTTATTATCTTGTTCATATGTAAAAACCTTTGGTGATTTTAATTTGAACATGAATTTTTTATTTAAAGCATGGGTAAAAGAAGGTTGATTACCAGCTGTTGTGCTATCTTGTAATGTGCCAGTGTTTTTGCCTAAAAAGAACTTTTTATGCTTTAACACTCTATATTGAGAGGTATTAACGGGTAACATTGCATCTTGTGCATAACCGTTATATCCTTGGTATTGTGCGGAAGATCCTAACATTAACAATTTGCCCAAATCTGTATTAGTTGAATCTAGGCGTCTATAATCACTAATAGATCTATTTTCTAATATCCACATGTGGACTATTATATTATTTGATCTTGTAACGTCTGCCATTCCGATATCTATATGGAAATGACATCCTCTTACTGATATTTTACGACCGAGTCTTTCATAAATTGCACCCTCACCTTGATCTTGGACAAGTTTTGGGAGACAATTTATTATATCAGTGAAACCAATTTGAGAGTTATGAGTAACCCTGTCTGAAACGATTTCAGATCTAAATTTGGTTTCTTCTGCATTGGCAATGACCTTTTTCGCTATTGCAGTTACTGCTTTAGCTGTTGCTGGGGCAAGTTTATTCTTTCCTCCAGCTTTTCTTCCTCTTCTAGAGAAAGCACCGTTTGGTAAACGTGGTCCAATCTTGGCTTTGGGGGGCATATATATATATTAACTAAATATTTTTTATTTAGTTACTAATATAAATGTCCGCAAAAGTTGTTCCAAGTTGTTCCAGCCAAAAGGGCGGGGGTAATACTATTAACCCCGCCCGCAAATGGTGTTTTACATTCAATAATTATTCTGAAGAAGATATAATTATTCTTTGTTCCAAATTATCTGAACTTTGTTCCAGATATTTATTTACAAAAGAAATAGGAGAAGAATGCGAAACACCACATTTACAAGGATTTGTCGAATTTAAAACAAAACAAAGACCATTATCGGTCATTCATAATAAGAAGATTCATTGGGAAAAGATGAAAGCGAGCATCGAAGACAATGAAGGATATGTTATGAAACAGCAGAGTGATGTTTCGCAACTATATACTAACTATTATGAAAGACCAATAAAGCTGAAGTGTTTAGAAACTGCCAAATTATATCTCTGGCAAATTAATATTATTAAATTAATAAAGCAGGAAGCAGATGAACGGAAAATTCACTGGATATGGTCAAAAGAGGGAAATATTGGGAAATCTACCTTTTGTAAGTATCTAGCAATTAAGTATAATGGGCTATTACTTTGTGGTAGTTCAAAAGATATGAAAAATAGTCTTGTGGAATACCATGAAAATACAAAAAGATGGCCACGGTTGATTA